GGGCATGGTTGGCCTTATATGGTTAATCTACCGCATTGTCAAACTGTGGTGGTACATCTGTCAGGTATTTCAGTAGCTTCCGATACGCCCGCGCTTCGCCCTGCACCACAGGGATTTCACTCGGGGCAGCGTCGATCAACTGCGTCATGGTGCGCTCCAGCCCGCTAGTGAGCAGGCTTCTTAGCGCCATTCCCGCTGGGGTTGACCTGTCGTTGTACAACACCCTTCGGGACTCCTGCTCCTGCACGCGATTCAGCGACTTCAACTGGGCTGACATTTTTCTCCAAACCAGAAAGGATTGAGTTGTAGATGACGGTATCCGCTGCCGCCGCGTTCTTGTCGGATTGCGTGATCGCCTTCACCGCATCGGCCAGCAGCTTGCGCACTTCCGCGCGCATCAGTTCGTCCATCTGCTGATCCTTCTTCGCCTGCGACTGCGCCTGCGCATCCTCGCGCCGCTTCGCTTCCGCGTCATCGACCATGATGGTCTGATCCATGTCGCGGACGGTGAGGCGTTCCTTCAACAACTTCTGCCAGTCGATGTACAGCTTCTCGCCATCGGTCAGCGACGCCACCAACGCGTCGTAGCCCATGCCGCGAACCTCCTTGGCGATGAGGCTAGTCGAGCCGCGCGGCACCGCTTGGAAGTCGCCCTTGATGGACGCCTTGTTGTTGAAGTGCTTGTTGAACACGATGAGAGATGACATTACCGATTCGGTAAACACATCGAAGTTGCGCACCACGTCCTTGAACGGTAGCGCCGCCTCACCGCGAATCATCGACGCGCCTGCGGCCGTGCGGAACGGCTCGCTCGGCCCCTTCTGCATGTCGCCGCCTGTCGCGGGGCTGATGAACGTTTCCACGTCCGCGAACTCGCGGAACAGCGACTCCACCTTGAGCAGTTCGTCAAGATGGCTGTCGATGCTGATGTTGCGCACCGCTGGCTGATCGGCTTGCGCGCCGTCCTCGTCGCGCATCCATATCTTGTACGCGCTCACGTTGCGCGTGTCCTGCCCCGGCATCAACCGCGCGATGTTGACCTCCAACTGCGGGCCGCACACCACACTCGCGTTGTCGAGAATCATCCGGCTCGCTGCCGCCACCGCCATCTGCGAATCGCGCATGATGCGCGGCAATCCGTTGCCGACGAGCGTGGAGTCATCTTCCTCGAACACGAAATGGTGATAGCTGTTGACGTGTTCCTGCTCATCGAGGATCGCCCACGGATTCATCGCCGCACGTACAACGGTGTCGTCAATCTGCCACACGACCGCATCGATGGAGTCTCCGAGTTTGTCGTCGGGAATGTCCACGCCCGCCGCGCGCAGATAGTGCCCGGACACCGACCCATCCCAAACCAGCACTTCATATTTGCGTCCGTCGTTGACGGGCACGTTGGTATGGGGTCCGAGAACTCGAATTTCGGATTCATAGGGCTTCTGCTTGTAGTTGCCGGTGGGGTGGTTCTTCAGGTACTCCAGCACTTGATCCTTGAAGAAATCGGGGTTGTCGGCAAGCTCGCGCACCTGCGCCTGCGACATCACGATCCGCTGGAACTGCCCGTCCATCTGGTGCATGTACTTCGCGCTCATGTCCGGGTAGTAGTCCCAAATCGGGCAGAACTCGAACTGCGGGACGAGAATTTCCTCGTCCACCGCCTGTAACCCTTGCTCGGTTTGCTGCCACCGCCGCTGCACTCGCGTGCGAGCGAACGGCCCCTTCAGCACGCCCATGCCGTAGATGATGCCGCTCATCATCACCTTGCGGCACAGGGCGACGTAATTGACGAGCCGCGTGCCGCCGATCTCGGTAAGCTGATCCTCGATCTCAGTTTCGAGATTCTTCGCTCGCATCTTGGCGAACTCGCGGATCGCCTGCTCGATCATCTCGTCGGTGATCGGGTTGTCTTGACTGGCCTGCTGCTGGACGTTGTTGAGGATGTTCTGCAAATCCTCATGTTCGAGATTGGGAACCGGGGACGCATCAACGCCCCAGTTCTTCTCGCCGCTCGGGAACAGCAGGTTCATCAGCCGCGACAGCATCGACACACACTTCACGCGGGTTAGCTTCGGGTACGCCCTGCTGCGGTCCTTGTCGAACTGCTTCTCGATATCCGGATCGTAGACGCCGAGATACTGGCGAAGATTCTGCGCCCACTTCAACTCAGCGTTGCGGCGGTCGTTCTCGTACGTCTTGAAGTCGGCCTGCAATTTCTGCCCAAGGGACTTCAGCTTCTTCATGTCCAGCACGGGCTGCACAGGTTCGGCCATGATGGCGACAGCGGGCGGCGCGGTGACGGGATTGGTAGGAACGACGGGGGGCATGCGACTCTCCGGTTAGACACCCACAACGTACGGGTTGCGGTGCACGCTGGGGGTTATATTCGTTTGGCTGCGCCGCGCCGCTCGCACATCGGTGGACTGACAGTATCGAGCTAGGTACCCGAAGGCGTCGCCCGGATGCGAGTGCGCGTTCTTTTCCGGGGTTTCTACTCTTTCCCCGCTCTTTGTCAACGCATAGCGCCAACCGCCTTGCAAAGCACGAATCAGCCGCTTGCAACGCGGGTCGATGAGCAGCGCCGGGCCTTCAACCGTCAAACGGGTAGTGAAATGCTCGATTCCATTGAGCCTTAACCCGGTTTGGTTGTTCAAATCAACGAATTTTACCTTGAATTTGTGCCTTTTCAGGATGTCTACGACCGATCTTTCGTCGGTTTGAGAGCGTGAATTAGCGGCCGGATCGGGCAATAAAACCACTTCAAAGTCACTAAACCGGGCCTTTATTAGCGGTTTCAGGCGGTCAGAACACAGCCGATCCGCTCCAAAGTCGTCCTGCACCAGTTCATCCAACACCAACAGGCGTCCGTTCAGGTCTTGTTGCCCTAAAATCAGCGCCGAACTCATGCCGGGATCGAACCCGATCAGCAAGGGTAGGTGCGGGTTGCCCAACAGCGGCTTTTTCGCCACGTGGATGTCGGTTTTGAAGGTCGGCACGACGGGTTTCCCTGAAATGGAATACCCCCACTCGACCTCGATGAACTGCTTCACCCAATGCTCGGCCTTGCCCTCCTGCAACGACAGATAGTAGTCGCGCCCGCCCGGAAGGTTCTCGGTATTCTCCGCTTCATCCAAGAATCCGGACGGCTGCTCGTACAGCACTACGTTTTTGGCTTTGCGCTCGTACAGATACTCGTACCACCAATCATCCTCGTTACCCGGATTCGATGAACCCCACATGCCCCAGTTCGTAGCCCCACCGTCAAGGGTCGGAGGATACCGGCCAACACGTGCGGCGAGGGCTTCAACAATTTTCTCATCGATTTGGACGAACTCATCAAGGATGGCGAACGTAACTTCAAGGGAGAGGACGCGCGCCACGTCGTCGGCGGTGTCCAGCGGGCGGAACAGCACTTCGCACTCCACATCATCGAACTTGAGTACGAACGTCGTCAGCGTGGCCTTCCACTCGCCCGCTACGCCGTCCTTGAACCAGTAGTTCCACGATGTCAGCGTCGTGTCGCGCAACTGCGGCATGGTGTTCCGCACGATCACCGCCCGCGAGCGCCGCACACCGTCGATGGGCGACTTCGCCTGCTGCTTGGCGAGATAGATCAGCTTGAAGAAAATGCCCGTGGTCTTGCCCGACCCCACGGGGCCGATGATCCAATCGAAGAACAGCGACCCCGGCGTGTAATGACGGACGAACTGCTTGATCGTATCCGGGGGCGTGTAATTGATCTGCTTCATTACTCTTTCGGCTTCGGCCCGTTGATCGCCCGCGCGGCCTTGCGCACACCCTCGGCCGCTCGCCCTGCCGTGGCCTTGACCAGCCCCACACCCACCTTCACCGGGTTGGAGTCACGCACACCCTCGGCAAACATGGTGTCGCCTTCATCCGCCATCGTGCTTTTGTCCTTGGCGGCAGCGTTGGGGTCGTCGCTCCACTTGTTCGTACTCACCGACTTCGACGGTCTTGGTAGCCCTGCCATGTCGCCCCCTAGAGGTTGATGTTGATCTGGAACGCGTTACCAGCGAGGGCTTCGCCGGTTTTCACTTCGTACCCGGCCCAGCGCACGGTGGACTTGATGAGATCGGCCTTGACTGTGCTGGGTGTCTCCGACGCGTGGATGATCGCCCACGACTTCGCCAGCAGTTCCTCGGCCTGCATCCGGGCCTTCATGCGGAACGACACCCCATCCTTCTGCACATCCTCGACGGCGGTCTGGTACGCCTTGGCGAACGCGGGGTCTTGCACCAGCGCCGCGAAGTCCTCGCGGGTGAGGTTGTACGCGTCGCAGATTTCTCGTACCGATCCTGTGCGCAGCGCAAGCTCAATGGGCAGCATCGCCGGGAACCCGATCCGCGACGGATCGCTCGGCCGCACGGGGTACACCGTGCCGGGTTCTACCGGGGCGACCTCATACGTGTCACTCATGCGCGCTGCTCGGTGGGCTGGTAGTACGCGTCGAACGCGTCGAGCGCGTAGGTCAGATGCTCCACCGCGAGGCGCAACGAGGGGGTAGGTTGCGCGGTGTGCAGCTTGGATGTCTCCACCAACGCGCCCTCGATCAACTGGCGCGTCATGTGCAGCGTACGGGGGTGGTTCATGGCTTGGGTGGTTTCCCCACCGCTGCGGCTTCAGCCGCGTCGAGCCGCGACTGGCGCGAGCCGTACGCCTTCTCAACCTTCTTCACCGGGTTGATGGCATCGTCTTTGGGCTTGGGTAAGCCCTTGGCGTTGACGCTGCCGGAATCTGGCTTGGGCGCACCCCTGCCGAAGATCACATCGAACATTCCCATGCTGACCTCACTCGTAAGGAGAAACCCGAAGCTCGTTAGTAGCGCGCACCCGATCCAGATACTTGCGGCGTGCTGCCGCCACCTTCTCGGTGTTGGCCTTCGCCCATGCGCGTTGCTTCGCGCTCGAACAGGAACGGCAGTAATAGTGCAGTCCATCAACCGACTGACGGTTACGACCGAACTCCGTGATGTTCTTGTCGGACTCACAGATTGGGCACCGCTTCTGTCGCACGATGGTACACCCGCCGTCGTTGAATTGCGCGAATACTATCAGGTATTTCATTAACCACAAGGGGGCAATTTTATAGGCGCGGCGAGGCGTGACGGGGTGTGACGGGGTGGAGATCAGGCATTTTAGTAGTGAGGGATTCTCATAATTTTATGAGAAATATTCATGTAAACTAACTTTGGTTTATATTGAAAATTGGGGAATCTTAGATGTGATATGGGTGCTGCTGACTCACGCGCGCCCGTCCAACCCCCTTGGGGGGTCGCCAAGGTATAAGTAATTCTTTCTTGCGCGTTAGGGTAAAGTCACTTTACTAAACCGATCAGAGTTGACATCGGTCGAATAATGCGGAGAATGTATTGCATGGGAGGCAATGTTGCGTCCCATGTTGTCGAACTAACCATTGAAAGGATTACCATGAAAGCGAAACGTAAACCTATCGCCGCGGCCGTTACAACAATCGTTGCGCCTATGCTCGAAAAGCGCGCGGTGAAAATCTCCGATGCGATGATGGGGAAACGCGACGTGCGGACAGTCTTGCAAGCTGAGACTGAGGCTGTATCGTGTACCGTGCGCGATGACCTTATCGCCGCACGTCGCGCTTGCGGCGACAATGCGACAAAATTCCGCGATGATACCGTGGCGCTATACGGTACTGATAAACTGCAAGAGCAAAGCGGAATGGTTAAGGTGTCCGGCCGTATCGTCGAATTATTCGTTTCGGCCGGATATAGCAAAGACGTCGAAAAGACCTTGCGAAGCGACACAAAGATAATCGCCGCATGGTTTACCGCATCATGGGAAACGGCCGAGACAATGCTGCATAACGTCAAAGGTCGCAAGGTGTCCCACTCTGACCTTGCAAAACTGGCGCGGAAAGCCCTTGGACGTACGGCCGAAAGCGGAAACGGGGGACGGCCGACGACGACGACCGAACCGGCCGCACCGACGACGACCACGGCCGAAAACATCGAACAGATTGTTGCGCGTATCGGTGTCCAAACTGTCTTAGCAGCA